TAGAAAAACTTCCTTTAATCTCTTTTGATCCTCGAGTGAGAAAATTTTCGCATTATATTGTAGAAAGCCATTATTAGAATGCGTTGTGACATAAGGTGGTTAAATAACTTATCAGCCATCTTTTTTCTTTTGTGAGCATAAATCCCTCTGCATTTCAAGGACTATAATTTTATCATCGTACCAACAATCAGCACAAATCTTTTCACCCTCCGGGAGGTCGGCACCGCAGATGCATCGCCTTTCCTCCCGATCTTGTCCTTCACGTTCTGTCCAGTCTGGTATATACGTCATACCGACCTCACATTCATCGCCTGTGGACCGCGCCGTCCGTCCATGGTATCAAAAATAACCTGCTCATCATCGACAAGCGTTCTTCGCTCCTTTGAGGATCTTGTGATTATCCCCGTATAATGCACAAAGACATCTTCCCCGCCATCTTCAGGCGTTATGAATCCAAAACCTTTTTTTTTGTCAAAAAACTTAACTTTTCCCTTGCGCATTTTTTATATGCTCCTTTCTTTTTAATAGGTCAAATTGGCGACTCTCCGCTCACAACGCCTGATATGTCGTCAAACACAACGTCTGTGATCTCGTTGTATTTTTTTCCTGATGCCCTTGTTTTTTCCTCGTACATAATTATGACTTTTGACTTCTCTGACTTTGCCGACTGTAGCTTTGACAAAATTTTTCCATCAAATGTTATGTACTCAACGCCATCAATGTCCGTTGAGTATTTCATAACCTTTTTCCCGCCTTTTTTAACCCTCTGTTCCGAGAGATTGTCAATGACGGTTTCAACGCCGGTTGCGTCATTCTCCGGCTTAACGGCATCCTGCAACTTCGATGATGTCGCCGGCTTTTCTTGGTGCTCGGCCTCGCCGTTGCTGTCATCGTCCTGCGGGATAAACAGCTCATCGTCCGCGTGTATCGTCGCGTTGAGGTCGGTGCTTGACGGCAGGCGCTTTGATATGCGCCTTAAAACTGTTTTTTTGCGCATCTCGTTTGCAAACGGGCCGTTCCACGGACTGTCTGATCCGGCGCGGCTTGACTTTTTACAGTCCATAATTTCAGACTCGCGCATAATCTCAATATACGGCGGTTGCCCGTCTTTGATGCGAGCGATGCAGTATGTCAAGATCGGTTTTGCCTTTGCCCCTTTAAAGTCAGGCACGTGTTTGATGTGTTCTCCGTTCTCATCTACAAAAAACTCAAATACATCCTCCTCGTAAACGACCCCGCAGTTTATGCTTGCAAGTTCTCCGCTGTTTCTAACCTGTTTAAGCAGGCCCTTATACATCGGCATAAACTTGACCTTGCCCTTAAATGGCACCGGGGCGGCCTCCTGACCGTCAAGATACAGGCCCGCCTGCGCGGCGTCATTAATCGTTTTATACAGAGACGCCCGGTCCTTGTCGAGCAGTGACTGATTTTGCTCAACGTAATTGCACGCCACCTGGATAAATTTGTCTGTATCAGCGCCGAGAATTTTTGACAGGCTCTCTTTCATGGCCGACACAGTGTTTTTAAATTCGTCAATACGTTTCATTATTACCAGTCCTCCTCTTCTTCTGTTGCCGGTTCAGGTTTTTGTTTTGTCTCAAACATGGACACGATCACGAGGTCGCGTCCTTCGTCTCTGTCAACCCCGGCAAAATTAAATCTCGGGTTAACCATGAGCATTTTACGGCCCTCCTCATCCTTTAAAATCATGCCACAGTTTTCATAACGTCCCTTAGTTTCTCCTTCCGAGTTTTCGTATGTTCCTACCTTTACTGCAAGATCATGCGTTTTTCTGAATCCCATTAGAATTCCTCCAATTCTTCTTCCTGTTTTTGTTTGTATTGATTTTTTACTTCCCCGTTTTCGATAACAAACCCGACCTTGCCGGACCCATCAACGATTTCAATCCACACCTGGCAATCGTATTTCTCGGCCAACGCCTCAAGCGCACGCATGGAATCATCGTCCAGGAGCGACCCATCGCGAACCCGGATAACGCGCAGTTCCGGATTCAGGGCCATTGCGATTGATACAGAGGCGTTTAACTGTTCTGCATCCGATGCCTGACAATAAGGCTTTCCGTTTAGCAGTATTTCGCCGTCACCGAACGATATGCCGTCAACCGGAAGGTTGGCCGCCTCAATGGCCTTTTGTTTGTCTGCGTTGCGTTTTTCAATTCTAGCCGTGAGGTTGTCGGACTTTTCTTTGATTTCTTCTGCCTCCTTCTTTATGTTTTCTTTGACCTTTTTTAGTTCGATGTGCTTGTTAATTTCTCTTGCTTTCCCGATCTGTTCAGAGAGTTTCGATATGTCTGATATAGTTTTCTTTTCTCCAAGCGTTGCAAGTTCCTCTTTTAGCTTCTTTGCCTCCGCGCGTAACTCCTCAAGCCGTCCGTTAATCGCATCGATTCTGGCGTTGTGTTTCTCTGCTTCCTGATTCTCGGATGATGCCTGTTCGAGTTCTTTCATTAGCAGTTCATCATCAATTTCAACGTGTCCTGCAAGTTCTTTGTCATACGTCATCTGCTCATAGGCAGATTTTTTTTCTTTATATTGCCGGTTAATCAACGTGCGTTCGTCGTAATCTTCCTTGTTTTGCCACTCGATTTTATCAAAATCAACGCCGGGAACAAGTTTCTTCATAACATCAAACTGCGCCTTTTTGTCCATGCGGTTAAATGCGCCCGGATCAAAACTTAAATCACCGACAATTTTATCGAGTATTGCCTGCGGGGACCCGGCGCGGCCCTCAACTTTTAATGAGGTTGTGAGTTCTCCGCCTTTCTTATACTTAAATTTTCGTGTTGCGGTTATGCCATCGCTGAGTTTTAACGTAATGTATGCCTCTGATTCCCCGGTGCGGATTGGGTCTGGCTGAACGGCCTTTGAACCTCCAAGGCACCACCAGATACAGTCCAGCACTGTGGTTTTTCCTTGCCCGTTTTTCCCTGTGATTTTAACGACTTTTTTATCCGGTGAAATGTCAACGGCGATCAGTTTTTTGATGTTTTCGGCTTGCAGGTTTATTATTGTGCTCATTTGAGTTCATCTCCTTTATTAAAAACTTTTGTTAAAAAAACTTGAATACTTTTGTCTCTTGCTAAGTTAAATGCTATTTCCAATTCTGTTTTTGTCCAATTTTCAGACCCCTTTTCAAGCAACAAATGATATAAATGTTTTTTTGCTTCTAATAATTCGTCGTATGTAGAATTAAGCAATAAATGAAATAAGCGTTTTTTTACTTTTAGCAATTCATTATCAATCGACTGTTTGCTCATTGTAAGCCCTCCAATGATAAGTTTGTTGTAAAAATTTGAATATCCGCAAGTTGTCCTTCTAAAGGAACGCTTCTGGATTCATATTCGGTTTCTCCTGAATATATAGTTAGCAATCCTAATTTATAGTCCTTTTTTAATGCCTCTTCAATAACATTCAGAATGTGCGTTTTTCCACATCCTTGCGGACCTTGTATAATTATTTTTATCATTTCTTCCTCCTAAAATTAATTTTAAACGTTCTGTAAGGTTTTCTTATGTAGCTAATTTCAGCCTCAGCAACAACGCCGGCGGATATCGTGAAATCATCTCCTGCGGCTTTTTCGTTATCTCCGATAATCGTTAGCAACTCCGACTTGCAAGATTCCTTGATAGACTTTGCTTCTTTTTCTTTCTGCGAGGCTTCCTTATATTTCGAAACGATTTCGTTAATCCGTTCATCGCCACGGGCATCGTAAACCGTTCCGGGCTCTGCGTGTTGGTATAATTCTTTTAAAAACACAGCGTCTGAATTAAAATTCGGATCAGGTGGTTCGTTGTTTTTTATTGATTTCCAAAACTTCGCGGATTCCTCTAATATGCGGTTAATTACAATCTCATCACGTTCCCGGTAAATAAGTTTCTCGTCGTTGCCGCCAACAAGAACGCCTATATACGCATATTTAAGGCCGCTAACAAGTAGCTGGTGCTGGACCTGCATTTCGATGTGTAGCGGCGGTTCCCCGTCGATCCAGTTGTCCCGGTAGACAAGGCCGTCAACGTTTTTAATTTCAAGGATTCCGTCGCCTTTATCATTATCAAGAATTCGAAAATCAAAACTACTACCGATTTTTTCTTCTTCTAATCTAATATATTCCTTGAATGGTCTAACTTCCCATCCTTTTTCTTCGGCGATACATTCGGCGATTGATGCTTCTAATTTAATTCCCCATTTCATGCGTTTGTTTTCTTTAAAATCTACAACAAGATTATTCTTGATGCGATGCCATAACTCAAACTTTGTTAAGTAAGGGCTGATTCCGAATAACGCGGGCGACTTGGTCGATGTAATGTCGTTAAGTCTGAGCGTGAGCCATTCTTGTTCGTTTTTAGGTTGAATTGTGATTCTAGCCATGCAATACTCTCCTTGTATTCTTGGATTTTTTGTTTATGTTTTTCCGGAAACAAATCGTTTTCGAGACGATTGATTTCGCGTTTCATGTCATAAATTGGTTTTTTGAATTTTTTCATATTCCTCTCTTGCCTCTCTCATAACTGTAAAAGGATTTATGTTTTTTCTCATGCAATCTAAAAACGTATCATCTAAAATCTTGTCGTCTTCGATTGACATTTTATCTATTTTAGTATCATATTTTTTTAATAAACGTAAGAATGTTTGTTTACAGTTCATAAAATATGTGATCTCCAATCTTGATGCTTGATTTGGCTGATTTAATCCAATATGGCTTGCAGTCGTGCCGGCAGTAATGGTTATATTTCCATGGGCGTGCGGATTCCCACGCTTTTTTAGCCATTATAAGTTCTTTGGGTTTTAATGTTCGTGTCTGGGTAGGTTTTCCATTTTCCCAACAGGAAAATTGGTAAGGCTGTAAGACGATCTCTGTTGCGGCTTTGTTGCGCTCAACCATCCTTCTCTTAATGGTAGAGGCTACAGCAATTTGCCCCTTTAATGATTGATCTGATGCTTCGTAGGCGATTGTTTGGATAACTTTTTTCTCTGATGCTTGAGATGCTTGGCAGGACATAACCAAAATTACGGTTAAGATTACGGTTCTCATTTTTTTCTCCAAAATTACGGTTTTTATTTTCCCCCGGCCCGCCGAAGCGGTAAGGAGTGACCAACTCGCCGGGGATGATAGGTCGTTAAAGATGTATTGTCAGCTTATAATCTCGATCTCGCCTGCATCTAGCATAGATTGCACTTTGTCTTCGGCGGATTTGACACTAATTGGGTTATCCCAGTCGCAACAATCTCCGTCTCCTTCCAAATGCAATCCCATGTCTGATATTTCCCACCATACATGTACGGGATAATTGCCATCTAGGTCAGCATCTGCCATTGTAAGCCCGAGGTCTTTTGCGTTTATAATTTCGCCGTAAGCTTTGTATACGGGGTTTTCCCGCGTGCCGTCAAGACCTACCTCTTGCAATAATTTAATTTTAATTTTTTCTTTCATTTGGTCACTCCTTTTTTTTATATTAATTATTTTAATCTAATATTTTTTTTGCCTTGGCTCTAATCTCTTTAGCCTCTGCCATTATCTCATCATGGCGTTTTTGTCTGGCCTCTGCATCAAGCAATCCATCAGCATCATAATATAATGCTCCCTCGGCTAAGGATTCTTTTTTTTCGGCTTCTGCGATCAGATTATCCGCTTTTTCTTTTCGTGCTTCTTTCGGATATTTTTCTTCCCACGCCTTAAGCCTCGCATCTGCATCGGATTTGTATTGGTGGTATCGCATGATATTACTATCATCACACGCATGATATGCTTGATTTGCTTGGGCGTATAATCGGGATATCTCCGATCGCTCACGTTGCGCATCTGTAAGTGATGCTATCGCCTCTTTCCGGACATCATCTGCCCACTGGGCAATAAGTCCGTTGCCGTTATCACCTATATAGATGCCCATTGCCTCAATCTCTGGTGTTATGTTGCGTGCTTGTAATTGTTGCTTGATGTAATCTGATCTTTCTGCGGGGATTTTATCACGGTTTACAAGCAGGTTGCCTTTGGGAGTATATAGTTTTCCGTTTTTTTCCTCTGCGGGGGTTACGATATTTGTTGTTCCGTTGCGTTTGATGATTACTGTTTCCATCGGTCACTCCTTTTTTTTAAGATCGGCTTTATTGCCTCTCTTTATCTACTCTAATTATGCCACATTAATTGACATACGTCAAGTGTTTTTTTAAGTATTTTTTAATTAATTTTTCGTGTGCCGGGATGGGATTTCTTCCTTTGTTATTAATCAACCGGCAAAGTGTAAAATGATTGATTCCTATCTCGTCGGCAATGGTTTTCCATTGCAGGCCTGTCTGTCTGTGTATATTTTTTAATTGATTTATAATTTTATTTTCCATGCTTCAAATATATCAAAGAAATTGACTAATGTCAAGTTTTTTTCTTGACATATGTCAATTTTTATATATAATAAAAATCATGCAATTAAGACCCTACCAACAAAAAATTATTAATCTTACCAGATCGGAATTTCTACACGGTAAACGCTCCGTCTTAATCCAGCTACCCACCGGCGGCGGGAAAACCCTCCTCACCGCTGAAATGTTTCGGCTTGCCGCTAATAAAGGGAAGCGAGCATGGTTTATCGTTCATCGAAGAGAATTACTCAAGCAAACAATGCGGACGTTTTACGATATCGGTGTTAAAAACTTCGGGATTGTTTCCGCAGGATTCCCGGAATCTAAACGCATGCCGATACAAATATGCTCCATACAAACTCTTATCCGGCGATATAAACGTTATGCGCCGCCGGATTTTGTCTGTTGGGACGAATGCAAGCATAACGGATCAAAAACTTATTCAACGATATTTGAGCATTTCAATAAAGCTTATCATATAGGACTTGACGCAACACCGATACGGCTTGACGGGACAGGACTAGGTAACTGGTTTAAGTCTATGGTTAACGGCCCCAGCGTTTCATGGCTTATCGATCATAAATATTTATCTCCTTATAAATTATATGCACCTTCGCACGTTAACACAGACGGATTACATAAGCGCATGGGTGATTATATTAAGGAAGAGTTAGACGTTCTTATGGATAAGCCAACGATCACGGGGGACGCGATTAAGCACTATAAAAAGCTGTGCAACGGAAAACGCGCTGTTGTGTTTGCCGTGTCGATCAAGCACTCAAAGCATATCGTTGAGCAATTCTGCGCCGCAAGTGTTGCCGCGGCCCACGTAGACGGTAAAACATCAAAAAACGAGCGCGATTTAATCCTGGATAAATTCAGGAAAGGTCAGATAAGGGTTTTATCCAACGTTGATCTGTTTGGCGAGGGGTTCGATTTGCCGTCTATGGAGGCTGTTATTTTGCTTAGGCCCACATCATCGTTGGCGTTGTATCTTCAGCAGGTTGGGCGGGTTTTAAGATATGTTGATGGCAAAACCGCTATAATTTTGGATCATGTCGGGAACTGCGAACGGCACGGCCTGCCGGATGAAAACAGAGAGTGGGAGCTCACAACGGGTCGCCGTAACAAAAAACAGTCAGAGGAGAAGCCAATAAACATAAAAATATGCGAAAAATGTTTTGCCGCTCAGTTGCCCGGAAAAACACGTTGTTCGTTTTGCGGGGCAGAGTTTGAGATAAAATACAGGAAGGTTGACGAGGAGGACGGCGAGCTTGTTGAGGTTGACGTTAAAGAGTTGAGGCGTAAGCGATTAATGGCACAGGGGAAATGTAAAACGCTTGAAGAATTAGTCTCAGAGGGAAGGCGTAGAAAATATAAAAATCCAAGGTTATGGGCCAAGCACGTATTTAACGCGAGGCAGAAAAAGAAATTAATGGGAGGGATGAGATAAGAATGTGGATGATAAACCCGAGAATGTGGATGATAAACCCGAGAATGTTATGCAGGAAACATCTTCTCGAGGAGCATGGCGATATACATAAGCACAGGCATAATTTTGTCAAAAAACACAACATGTCCGGACGCAAAGGGCAAATTTTTCCGCTACTTATGAAAGAACGTCACGACTTACTCGCAGAGGAAATGCTCCGCAGAGGATATGAACACGAGTCTCCGTATGAGCAGCCGGACGTGTCTTACTTGCCCGGTGATGTCTTGACGTGCATACCGGATATAGACTGGAACATTAAAGATTTATCTAGCCGGTGCGATGAGTGCGCCGGAAGAATAAAACAGGAAAAATTGCCGTACAAGGCAGACATTGAGAAAACTCTCAAGCAAATTGGAATGCTCACGGATAAGCTGGTAGCCTACGGATCGGAAATATCAGACAATTTTAAGGTGATATTGCGTGGCGGGAGCTGGGAGTTGACGGTTAGGAGGAGGGGGATAAATGACAAGAAAGAAAAACAGAATCTGTAAATGCGGGAAAAAATTCAAAGACCACCCGGTCGAAGGTTGTGACTGGAAACCGAAGCTGTGGATAGACAGATTTGAGAGGCCAAGGCCATTTTTGGAGGTGATAAATGAAACGAATAATCCTTGAAACCCCATACGCAGGCGACACCGAAAAATACCTGATATACGCACGCGAGTGCATGCGCGACTGCCTTTACCGCGGTGAGGCTCCGATGGCAAGCCATCTGTTATACACGCAATGCCTGGATGACACAATTAAAAATGAGCGTATGCTCGGAATAAATGCCGGGTTTGTGTGGCGCAAATCTGCCGACTATACGGTGGTTTATATAGATCACGGCATATCGAGAGGGATGCAGCTTGGAATCGACCATGCCAAAAAAATAAACCATGAGGTTAAATACAGGAGGCTATTATGACAGAAATTTTTATTTCAATTTCTCTGGTGTCTATGATTCTTGCGGTTTTATCAGCCATGCACGAGAACGCAAAACTCAAACGTCAAAACGATTATTACCGGACAAAATTCGCAGCCGAGAGCATTCGTGCTGAAAAACCAAGAAAATTTCGCATTATCATCGAAAATAATATTATTTATGTTCAGTCAATAAACGGAAAGATTGTTCTTGAATCCATCGAACATATCAGCGCGCACGCGTGCAGAAAAACCGCAAGGTCGCTTTCTGAGAGCTCCGGGTGGGAGGTGATCCGCGCGTGAACGAACACAACATCGGAAAAACAATACACCTCGCCCTCTCCAAGATCGGCGCGCGTCTTTTTCGGAATAATGTGGCGTTCGCCTGGCGCGGAGATAAAATCACAAAACTGGACAACGGTGATATAATAATACATAATCCAAGGCCAATACACGCCGGCCTATGCAAGGGCTCATCTGATTACATCGGATGGAAACCTGTCAAAATAACGCCTGATATGGTCGGCAGAACCGTTGCTGTATTTACCGCGTGCGAGGTTAAAACCCCATCCGGCAGGGCCTCCGGAAAACAAAAAACGTTTTTATCGGCTGTGCGGGCCGCGGGCGGCATATCGTTTATTGCGAGATCATCTGATGAGGCAATAAATAAGTGCAAAATATAAAAAACAGGAGCAACACGTGAATTTTAACGGCCTATCAAAACACCTCTTATCTTACGCCAAACAACTCCTCCCTGAAATTCTGCCGGGCGGAAAAATAAACGGACACGAATACGAAACCAGCAACCTTTACGGCGGCAACGGAGATTCTCTGCGGGTAAATATCCGCACCGGCGTGTGGTGCGATTTCGCCGAGGAAAACGTCAATGGCGGCGATCTTATCTCTCTTTATGCGGCAGTTTACGGGATAACACAGGCCGAGGCATACGCAGAGCTTGCCGAAAAATACGGTTTCAACGAAAAAACATCGAAATTCCGGCACTATAAACTCGGCGAACCGGCCAACGTGTGGAAATATAACGACTCCCTTTTTGTGGCACGATACAACACGCGGACCGGCAAACAGTACCGCCCCATCCAGATTATAAACAAAAAAATCGTGTGGCAGTCCCCGGACGTCAGGCCCCTATATAACGAGAATAAAATAATTAACAACCCGAGACGCCCGATACTCATAACCGAGGGTGAGAAGGCATGCGACGCGGCCCAGAAAATCGTCAACGATAAATTTCTGTGCGTTACGTGGATGGGCGGGACAAACGCGACACATAAAACCGACTGGTCACCTATCCGCGACCGGAGCGTTGTTATCTGCCCCGATGCGGACGCGCCCGGGGCCCGGGCCGCTGATAATATCGCTAAAATTTTGCGCTCCCAGAACAATAAGGTCAAAATAATCGAAATTGACGATAAACCAAGCGGGTGGGACCTGGCGGACGAACCGGGATGGTCATGGGACGATTTCTACGCGTGGGCCAAACCGCGCGCGAGAATAGTAAGCGATATCGAGCAAAACGTAACGGTCAACGCGGTCCAGGTCAACGTACAGGCTGAGGACACGCCAGAGGTCAGCGGTTCCGCGGTTGTTTTGTGGGATAACCTGGGCCTGGCGCTCACATCCTCTGGAAACCCTGTAGCTAATATCGATAACGCCATGCGCGTTCTGAGCGGAGTGCCTACTCTTAATAACAGTATATGGTACGATGAGTTTTTTCACCAGGTGTTTATCGATGGCCGACCACTATCAGATGTTGAGGAATTCGAGATCGCGGTCTATATGCAGAGCAAAATCGGGCTATCCCGCATGACAGACACCATTGTCAACAAGGCAATCAAGGCGCACGCAAGGCGCAACGTCCGCAACGAGCCGCGGGAGTGGCTGAACTCTCTTGTGTGGGACAAAACCTCAAGAATAGACACGTTTTTCGCTGAGTGCGTCGGCTGTGAGGACTCAGAGTATACACGGGCCGTATCGCGCAACTTCATGATATCGATGGTCGCGCGCATATTCAACCCTGGGTGCCAGTGTCATTCGATGGTTATTTTTGAGGGGGCCCAAGGTAAGCGCAAATCAACGTTCCTGCGGTCCATCGCTGGAGAAAAATATTACACTGAGGCGATCGAAAACATATACTCAAACAACTTCTACCAGTGCTTGAGCGGAAAAATAATCCTTGAGTTCGCCGAGCTGTCAACCTGGAAGAAGGCCGACATCTTCAAGCTCAAACAGATGCTCTCAAACTCCAAGGACACATACCGGGCCCCGTATGACCGGCACCAGGCCGACCATAAACGCTCATCCATATTCGCCGGGACAACCAACGAGTACGAATACCTTGAGGATCACACAGGCGCACGCCGGTTCTGGCCGGTTAAAACCGGAGATATCGAGATCAACAAAACCCGCGATATGCGTGAGCAGCTTTTTGCCGAGGCGGTACATGTTTATAAATCCGAGGACGTCGAATATGACGATCAGCGCGTTGTGTCCCGTTGGTGGGAGGTGCCTGAGTCCGCGCTTGATGAGCAGGAGCAACGCCGCGTCCGGGATCCATGGGAGGAGGACATACAGCGGTACGTCAAAACAAACATCGAGTTTACCATGGATGACATCATGGAGTCCTGCCTGAAAATAGAGAAATCCAAGAAAACGAGGTACGATACAATCCGGATAGGGAAGATACTTGCGATGCTCGGGTATGTTAAAAAGCGCAAAACAACGGGTGATAGGGGGTATTTTTATGAGCTTGAAAATCAGGAAGAAATCGATGAAAATTGGTGAAATACTACAAAAACATTATAGATTCTATAATGCGTCACGAAACATAATTATAGATTTTATAATGTGTTTATAACATAAACCCAAAAAACCCTATTAAAACAATAGGACGAAAGGGGGTTAATAGGACGACTTTTGGACGTTGTAAGTCCTTATATACTATATTGATACTGATTTATGTCTTATTGTCTTATTAAATAATAGGGTATAAAATATATATTGGTTATAAAGTACATAGTAATGTTATATTGTATTTTTATAACAAATATAGAAAGTTTGGGCGGGGGGGTTTTTTAATGGACGGATTGGACGGATTGATGTAAACGCTTAAAATAAAAAAAGTTACAACAAAAACATCAAAAAATTTCATAAGGACGCATATGGACGAAATCAAAAAACTAAAAAAACAGATAGAAATCTTAAAAAATCGAATCAAAGAACTTGAGGATCAAGGATACGGATGGAATCAATGCGTAGTCTGCGGACACGGGTGGAAGCAACGCAAAGATAAAAAATCTTTAAGGTGTCCAAGGTGCTCAAGGAAAAACTGGGAAGATGGAAAAAGAAAAAAACAGTCATACGGAATCGAAAAGCTGGAAATCGGAGAATCGAAAATAATTCCGTGGAACCTTCTGCCGGATGGGAACATGGACCAGAAGAAGAATTACAGGGTCGCCCGCGCTGTTGATTCGTACAGCTGCCGGACAAAAAGAAGATTCCGGAAAGAGCCAAACTACACCGGGTTAAAAATAACAAGGATTTCTTGATAAAAAACAAAACAAGAGATATAATAAGAAAATGAGAAACCATAAAAAGTTCGAAGAGTTTATTAAAAAAGATGATGCGATTGATATTTTGTGCGCACACTTAGCGAACGGTGGAAACATTATTGAGTTTTGCGAAATGCACGAAATACCGTTTTGTCAGCTGACAACGTGGGCTAGCAAGCCGGAAAACATTGATCAGTATAAGATGGCAATATTCTCACAGACTGAATGGGCCGTGCAAAAAATACTCAATGAGTTAAAAACGATGACATATGCAGACAGGGCAGCGGTTTTTTATGATGACGGAACGCTCAAACCTGTAACTGAGTGGCCCAAAAACATAAGATCGGCGGTTGCCGGCATAGATGTAAAATTTCTTGATGATGGGACACAGGTAAACAAAATCAAGTTTGAGTCAAAAACGAAGACGCTTGAAATGATGATGAAAAACCTTGGAATTTTAACAGACAGGGCCATGTCACTTCACTTGGTTGGAAGTGATGAAAAATTCATCGACGAATTTTTCGGGATGAAAAAACAGGAAAACAAAACAGGAGAGGAAGACAAATGAATTATTTAATAATCTGGTTTGCCCTTGCGGTGATGTTTTTCCGCGTGCTGAAACTCGGATATGTTGTTGATGATGACTCCCGCCTCGCGCGCATGAAAGAAATACGCAAAAACAAAAAATTCCCACTATTGAAATTTATCCATGAATCAATGTACGGGGCCGGGTTTTTTAAGAACGCATGGGCCGACCACCTGGCAACGATTATTTTACACGGTGTCAACTGCTCACTTATCTATCGCATGACAGGGCACCTAGAGATCGCGTTGCTGTATCTGATAAACCCGATCAATAATCAAACAGTTTTATGGCTCAACGGCAGGCGGTATGCGTTATCGTTGCTCGCTGTTCTTGTGGCATGGAATTTCTGGCCAGCGGCCCCGGCCATGGCCATGTTTACGGCGTGGCTTCACGTGTCCGGCGTTGTTTTTCCGTTGTTGTTTTTGACAACACCGTTCTGGTGGGTTGTGCCGGTGTTGGCGATAATTGTTTTTTTGGCCGGAAGAAAAAAAATATTATCAAAAATAAGGGCACGCAAGGCGGCATACGCATCAAAAGAATCGTTTAAGTTTAATCCAAAAAAAATAATTTTATATATAAAGACAGTTGGATATCATTTTTTTAACTGCATCCTCCCGAATAAGCCTGCGATGTATCATGATTTCTTGATGTATTACGGAGCGACAAAGGAAGGGAATAAGGATGCGTTCGCGTTTAATCTGGATTTCTGGAAGGGCGTGGCCGTGCTCGCGTTTCTTGCGTTCGATCATTCGTTTTATGCGCTATGGTTTCTGCTGTTTGTTTCTCCGTGGTGCAATATATATCAGGTGACAATGACAGCCTCGGACAGGTATTGCTCGATTCCGAACGTTGGCGCGATGGCGTTGTTGTACAAATATGCGATGATGACGCCGTATGGAAATGAGATATTGCTCTGCTTCGCTGTTTTTTATTTGGTCAAATATCAACCGTTGTTTCACGCCTATAAAAATGTTGAGACGTTTCACCACTACCATATAGCGATAAACCCGGCCACGGTAAACTCGAGATTTTTTCTGTCAAAGATATTTCTAGCGAAAAAAGACCCGTTCTCCGCGTTCGGCATGATACGTCAGGGGATGCAGCATAAGCCAACGGATTTCAAGTTTCTGCTCGGGTTCATTGAGTGCCTCTTCGCCCTCGGCAAGCGGCAGTCAGCGTTCAAGGCGATGGAGTTCACCGAAAAACACATCCCGTTCGGAGAGGAGGAGGACTGCAAAAACCTATTTGACGGAATCCGGAACCAGTTCCCGGAAGAATATAATAAATTCCGCGGGCTGGACAAAAACGGGCACAAGGTAATACACAACAATGGGAAGCCATATGTAAAAAACAATGCCTCTAAAACCAAAACAAGCTGAGTTTATAAATGCGTTTCGGTCCGGCCGGTTTGTTTATCTGTGTGCTGCTGGAACAACCGGGAGCGGAAAAACGTTTGCAACGGTCGGGCTGATACACTACCTATGCCAGAGGATACCGGGGTCAAGGTTTTTTATCGGAAGAAAATCTGAGAAGAACCTGAAGCAGACAACAATACCGTCATACAACGAAATAAAAAGAACGACAAAATCACAAAATGCGTCGAAGGTCGTTGATATGACAGCGAAGTACGAAAACGGAAGCGAGATATTATTTATCTGGTGCGACATAACAAAAGACCCGGACCTCAACAACATCCGCGGGATTGAGGTTAACGGCGGGTTGTTTGAGGAGGCCAACCAGATAGATAAAAAATATTTTGAGATTGCCAAAACAAGGGTTGGCCGGTGGCGCAGGGATATCTGCATACCGTTTATTATGCTGAACCTCAACCCATCAATAGGTTGGGTCAAGGATACGTTTTATGATCCGTGGGTCGAAAATAAACTGCCGGAGAAGTATTTTTTTCTTGAGTTTGACGAGCAGGACGCGGTTGACTGCTCTGGGGAGCGGTACGTTGAAAATTTATCAGAACTAGCAAAAGAAGAATATGAGCGATTTGTGAAAAATCGCTGGGATTACTCGTCGGCTGCAAATCAGTTAATTAACTTCGAATGGTATAAAAGTTGTAAGCGCGAGAGTGATCCCGAAATTATAATAACCGATAGAGCATTGGGCGCCACAGACCCGGCGTGGGAAGGTGACGACTCAACTGTCATGGCGCGGATGCACGGGAACCATATCGGGTGGTGGGAAGAGTACGAGAAGCAGGATCCGGACATATCCGGAATTATTTCACATGAACGTGCGACGATGTTTCACGTGAAACAAGGCGACTGGATAGTTGATCCTGTTGGAATCGGTTCAGCGACGGTATTGAAAATGAGAAACGATCTTAACTATAGCCCGGACATGTTTTATGGGGGGTCAGGATCGACCAACATGTTTGGCGTGCTTGAGATTTACAACAAAAGGTCAGAGGCGCACTGGTTGTTGGCCGAGGCCATGCGTAAAAAAGAGATAACGTTTACTCACAACGAATCGTTTCAAAGGCAGTGTCTGGCGCTAAAATATTATATTGATGAAAAGAAAATCCGTATTGTTGATAAAAAAACCTTAAAAAAAGACCTCGGGGAATCACCGGGGCACACAGACTGTGGTGCTATGTTAGCGCATAAATGGAAAACCGAAGGAGGGACCGGCATAACCGATATAATGATCAGGCAGGAAGAAGCTCGTCTGAAAACGCAGGAAACAAGAGCACAACGTGAACGACGGGAAAAAAGATCACAAATGACAATAATGGAATAATTAATTTTTTTGTTGTTTTTTTGTAAAAAATAAAACATAATGCTTACATGAGGAAAAATACATGAGAATAGGAAGAAAACCATTAGGTGACGCAGGGCTAAATGAATACTCTGATAATTCGAATAGAACCATTGAGCACTTAGCTGAGCTGCAAGGCCGCGCCGGGTCTATCCGGTACCAGACGATGTCAAAGGGTGACGATATTGTCGGTATGATTTTGCGCGTACATAAAAATCCTATCAGGTCCGCATCATGGAACATACCATATCCGTCCAACGTAACAGATAAGGAAAAACTTGCCATAGAGGTAATCAAAGATAAACTGTTTGGGGAATCCGGATCAGAATTTGACGCGTTTTTGGGTCAAATATTATCAATGCTTGAGTATGGATTTTCGGTGTTTGAGCAATACTATCAGCCGGAAAGAATTGGAAGCACGATGTATCTTGTGCCGCAGATAGAACAAAGGATGCAAACATCCATTGAAGAAATTTTACCTAAAAAGAAAATCATCAGGCAGTTAACGATCGATAAAGGAACCATTGAAATCCCGTTTGAAACTTTGTTGTTTTTTTCGCTCAACAAACAAGGAGAAGACTGGCGCGGGGAATCCTTGCTCCGTAACGCGTATGCCTCATACAAGCGTAAAAAGATTTATCAGAAGTGGATGGGAATAGGTGTACAGCGAAGCGTTTCGGGCATCCCTTCGATGGAGGTTCCGTTGAGCGTTAAATACGGGAGCGAGGAATATACTGCCGTTGAAACGATGTTAAAAAATATTTGCCATCATGAAGAAGCGTACATGATAACGCCGGAGGGGTATAAATTCATGTACCACGAATCGAAGTTTGACGCCGACCCTGTTCAGAAAGCGATAGACGGGTGTAACTCGGGAATGGCGTTAAGCGTTCTGGCACAGTTTGTTATGTTAGGGCAAAATGGGAATACGGGCGCGTTCGCGTTATCTAGAGACCAGAGTGATTTTTTCCTTGACGGGTTACAGTACATCATAAACTTGATATGCGGCGTTATCAACTCGCGCGTGATTAATCCGTTTATTAAAATTAATTTTGGTGAAAGCGTTGATCCGGCACGTGTGCGAATAAAAGGTATGAACTTAAACAAGAAAGCCGGACAGGAATTGGCAAACGTTTTATCTGTCTTGAGCCAGTCAGGATTTGTCAAGCCAACTACAGACGATGAAGTACAGCTTAGGAACAATCTGGAAATGCCGGAACTCACGGAAGAAGAACTTGAACGGAGAGAAAATCAGCCTGAACCGTCTGCGCCAGTTGAAAATAAAATACAGTTTGCCGAAAAAATTACAAGAGATGAAAGGCAGAAATATATCGAGGACACAAATAAAGAGGTTCTTGATTTTATGCAGGCTAACCTTGCGCTCATAAAGGATAAAATGATCGCGGACATTGAGTCGACCCTTAAAAAGGGAACCATTGACATTCAGGGCTTAAAAAATGTCACCGTTTCATCATCGAAATATCTTAAAGGGCTACAAAGAAAGCTATCAGGAATCGCCGTTGAATCGTTTGAGTGCGCAAAGAAACAGGCAAAGAAAAACTCGATAAAACTTGCGGATATTGACCCTAAAGATATAGAGGATAAAACGTTAAAGCAATACGTGCTCAACGAATCAACATCCATAGTGGACAAGCAGACATCCGGGATGCTTAACCGAGCGATACTTACAGCGTCTAATAACTCCTTGAAAAATTTATCAATCGCGCAAACGATGTCGAATGTTTCAAAGGCGGTTGATAAATACATCACATCAGCAGGTGTTGTTGTTGACGGATCGCTTGTTGTTGTTGGCACGTCGAATTTTGGAGAATATCAGTTTAATAAACAGATAGAAGATCAGCTTTGGGGGTACAGGTTTGTAAATCCATCTCCTGAGGCTGAAATTTGCAAGTGGTACAAAGGAAAAACGTTTTCGATCAATAGCCCGGAACTTGCCGAGGCTACGCCGCCATTACATCCAAATTGCAATTCATACATGGAGCCGATTTATAAGACGGAGAAAAAGCCTGAAGAGATTGATGACGTAATCCCGCCGCCAACGATACGTCAAGGAAAGACAATATTCTAATGATTGAATTTAGGTGCAAGAAATGCAGAAAATTATTGTTTAAATATAAAAGAAATGCGATAATAGAAGTAGAAATAAAGTGTGATAGATGCGGAGAGATTAACAAAACAAGATAAATAAATTTTAGAGAGCCTTTGAGCCCCATGATAAATAATTCGTGGGGCTATTTTTTTTAAAAAAAAGGAGATATTATGCCAGGCGCTTTTGATGATAATTATGCTAACAGACAAATATTTTTGTTTTCTGAGATTGACCAGTGGTCAGCTGAATACGTTGTCAGGCAGCTTTTGGCAATGGACAGAGAATCAAACGAAGAGATAACAATTTTCATAAACTCTTGTGGTGGCGGGGTAAGAGATATGTTTGCCATAACGGACACGATGAAGATTGTTAAGTCGCCAATAAGAACCGTTTGTGTTGGAATTGCCGCAAGCGCCTCTGCTGTTATTTTATCATCAGGAGATACAAGGCTTGTAAGTAAAACTTGCGAAATTATGATCCATGAGCTTAGCGCGGGAACGTTTGGCTCTATGTCCTCTATGATGGACAATGTAGAGCAATTCAAAAAATTACAAAAAAAACTTGTTGACTTATTGGCAGAAAACACAGGAAAGACATCAGGTCAGATTGAAGAATCTATGAATCGTACAGATAAATATTTTAACGCGATGGAGGCCGTTTCGTTCGGGTTGGCTGATAGAATAATTAATGATCAGGAAGCCCAAGCGTTAAAACTATCCGAATCGATAACTGTCGAAGGGTACGAGATCAAAGGCAAAGAAATTCAGATTTTACGTGAAGGCAAATATATTCATCCTGTATATGGTGATATTCTTATCACTGAAAAAATGCTTCACAAAATGAAAGAGAATTTTGACAACAATGTCCGCGGGTGCGACATATCTTATGATTACACGCATGACAACGATTCCGGGGAGGCGCCGGCGGCGTTATGGTTAAGAGGTCTTGAGGTTCGTCAAAATGATGACGGAAAAGGGAAAGGACTGTTTGCGAAGGTAGAATTTACTCCAATGGGACAGAAGAAAGTCTCTGAGAAGGAGTATAAATACTCAAGCGCAGATTTTAGGATTGATTACATCGACCAACACGGAGAACATCACCCCTATGTTTTATGTGGCGGCACGCTGACTAATCGTCCATTTATAAAAAACATGAATCCAATAAAGCTATCAGAGAATTATAAGAAGGAGGTTAAATCAATGGACAGAAAACAACTAATCGCCGAATTGCAGGGCCACGGCGTAGATGTTACTGCCTTACTTAAGGAAAAAGAATCCTTGTCCGCAAGGGTTCGTGATCTTGAGGCGAAGATTACGGAGTTAAACGCTCTTCCGGCGCAGAAAGAAAGTGAAATCAAGGCGTTGAAAGATTCCCTAAGTGCGGCCAATGAAAAGATTGTCGTGAACGAAAAAACGGCTACCTTTGAAGGGTTGGTTGCAGAAGGAAAGTGTATTCCGGCGCAAAAAGAAAGCATCCTCAACACGTTTAAAACGGCTGAGGACATTTCCGAGTTTTACAAAGACGCTCCGGTTATTGTCAACATGTCAGCCAAAGGAAGTGGAGACGACAACAATAACGAGGACTTGACAGACGCGGAGGCAGAGCTTGTCAATTCCGGGGAATACACGCGCGAAGAAATCATTGAAGCAAGAAAGCCGGTAACGAAAAAATAAATATCGGTTAAAAATATAAAGGGAGGAAAAAAGAAATGTCTCTAAGTGCAAATAAAGTTATTCGAAGAAAATCCGCGCCTACACCTAAAAAGTTAAAGGTTGTAGACGGGGCAGTGCATATTCATGTTGGGGCTAACCTGAATTATGAAGCGTCAAACATCGGTTACGTTATGCCGGCAACTGACGTTTTAAACGCCGAGTTTGCCGGGATCGCCCTGGAGGAGTTGAACGTTGCCGCGGCTGATAATACATCTGATGGAACCTATGAAGTTTTGGTTCTTCCGCGCGGCGCGGGTGATGAGGTTTTGATGGACGTTCATGACACGATCACAATCGCAAACGAGGGTGATCCGGTTTATGTTTATGACGATGATGATGTTGGTTTATCGGCAAGCGTCACGAACACAACAGGCGGGCTTGTTGGAATTATCCGGCAGTTTGTAAGCGCAAACAAGGCATGGGTTCAGCTGGTACAGCACCCAACGTTATAATAAATTTTTAATTTTGTAAGGAGGAAAAAATTATGGACGTAAAAGCATTTTTGGCTTTGTTCAACGTTAAGGCGCGGACAGAGTTCAACCGAGGCTTCCAAAGCATTAAGCCTGAAATTGATGGCTTGCTTTATGAATACCCTTCCGGACCAGTGGAAAAAATGAATTTCCCGTTTTTTGGGTTCTTTCAGGGGATGAAGAAGTTTACCGGAAAGTCAGAGTTTGAGAGTTTCCCGGAAGCGATGAACTTCTATGTCACTAATGAAGAGTGGCAAGAAGGCGTTGAGATTCTGGCAAAATACATCGACCGGGCCGCCGGTATTGGCGATCTAAACCTGTACGTTAAGCGTATCGGAGAATTGCCACAGGTGGCCGCAGAACATCCCTATGAGTTGGCCCTTGATATGCTTGAGGCTGGGGACGCGAACACATACGGAACGTGTTTTGATGCGCAGAATCTGTTTGATACCACGCACAGCTATTCAACCTCTGCGGGTTCGCAAAGCAACCTGTTAAGCGGTACCGGTACGACCGAGTCAAACGTTATTACCGACCTTAATTCAGCATTGGCCGCGTTAAACGGGTTTTATATTCAGCAAGGTGGAACCTCAAACAGCAAAAAACGAAAGCTTAATAAACGGATGAAATTGGTTGTTGTTTGTCCGGATGAGCTATACACAACGTTTTGGAATATCAAAACTAAAGCCCGTTTGTCCGCTGGCGAAACAAACCCATGGCAGAATCGGTTTGAGGTTGTTTCCCGCCCGTTTTCTGATGATGATGATTGGTATCTGATCAACGTCGACAATTCAGATAATTTAAGCTTGTTTTTGTATCAGGTGGAAAAACCTGTAGAGCTTGAATATCCGTCTGAAACGGACGAAAGCTACAAGAAAGAAAAGAAATTCCAATGGAATATGTACGGACGTTACGCTGTGGCTTATGGCGCATGGTGGAAAGGCGTGATGACTACAAACACCTAATCAAAAAAAACTAATAATCGATAACGTCGGGGGCTGGCCGGCCCCCGGCATTACTTAACAGGAAAGGCAGAAAATGAGAGTTAAGCTAAAAAAAGAACTTGAGTTTATCCACAAATCAGGATTAAAGGAATTTTCCGTTGAGGAAATCAACGGGCGGCACGTTATTAAAGAGGGAAATTTTAAACAAAACATTAAGGGCTCCGAATATAAGTTGATTTTAGAGTGCCGGATTCCGGAAGTTGAAAAGGTTAATGAGAAGGTAAAGAAAACCGAGAGAAATGTTAAGGCAAGCCGACAAAGAAAACCTGTTGAGAAAAAAGAAGAACCTGAACCAGAAAAACAAAAAGACCCGTTGGAGGATGATTTTTAATGTATTGTGATGTCCAGGACCTTGAAAGTTATTTTTTAAACCGATCATTTAAGTGTGGGGATTACCTTACAAACGGTAAGGCATCCGCTTTTATTTTGGCCGATACGGCTATTATAAACGCCTCGCTAAGGAATAAATATACTCTCCCGATCACAAACCAGGACGATCTTTTGCTGTTAAAAACGATCAATGAATGGATGGTTGTCGGCACGATAGATGATATCTTCCGGGAAAAAAACGATGACGGAAGTTTTGAGCGCGGAAGGAACACACGCAAGACGGCTCTTGATATGCTAAAAGACATACGAGAGGGAAAAATTTTGCTTAATAGCACGTCGATTACATCAATTATTAAATTCAACAACGTTAATTCTGATGGCGATGTAGTTGAGCATCGATTTAAGGAATCGGAAATAGGCAATGAGTAAATTTAGAATAAAACTCACGAAAGAATCGCAAAGGAAGATCGACAATCTCGCACGCGCCGGAAAAGTCGATCTACGGCCATCGCTCAAGGTTATCGGGATTGGATACAGGAAAGAGGTTGATCAGATATTTAGCAAACAACAACCCCGCGGAATTGGGTTGCGCTGGCCGCCGCTATCAGAAAAATATGCTGAATGGAAAGAAAAGAGGTTCCCTGGCAGGCCGCTACTTGTTAGGACCGGGGCACTAAAGGAATCGATGACGCAGGAAGGCGCCCAGGGGAACATAACGGCGATATCAAAAACATCAGCGATTTTCGGGACGAGCATACACTATGGGATCTACCATGACAAAGGCGGTTCGAAGATTCCAAAGCGTAATTTTAGCGAGCCAAGCGAAAGGCGTAGACTGATATGGCTTGACCAGATTGAAAAAGATATTATTCATAATTTTGAACAAAACGGAATTGATGTTGAGGGGAGTATATTCGCATGATAAATGATGAAGAAGCCTTGTTAAAATCTATTCATTCATACGTTAAGTCAAACCTTAATACAAAGATATCAGAAATAAACACAGAAAAAGATGATGATTATGATATTTCATCGATAACTGCAGACGATGACCATTATGTTTTTGCCGGCGAACTCCAAGATCTTCCCAACCATGCGTTTGTTGCTTTTGCGATCGATGGGGAAATAGACGTCCAGGGCGGGCACGGGCAAAAGATTTCATTGCCAAGCATATCAATCGAAGTCGTCGTTGATAACGAAAAAAAAGAAGGCATGTATTATAAATCATTGAGATACATGCGGGCGTTATATGAGACAATATTGGAATATTCGGCAATAGAAGCCGATGACATACAGTTAACAAAGTTTATACCAATGATTGTAAGTAATAGGGGTCGTGAATTGGTGGTGAGCGGGGTATCGCTATCAGTCGCAATCAGTTAAAACAGGAGATTATTATGATACCAAAGTTGCCAGAAAAAGATTTAAAATTGATCAATGATTCTTTTAAGCAGGATTCAGGGGTAGAAACGTTGATTAAGAACGCTGATGGAAAACTTGTTAAGGCGGTAAAAAAAGTTTCTAACGAAAAAACCGTTGAACTTGATTATTTTGCCGGCAAAACTTTAAAACACCAAAAATCTGTTGTCTTGCCTGACGGACAGAAGGTCGTCGGAGTCAAGGGGCAGAAATACGAAGATATCCCGGAGAAATTAAGGTCATTGGTCTCTTGGGACAAATCCGATTTTATTTAAAGGAGGCATAAAAGATGTCAATACCAAACGTAAGAGATTTTTTTGGGATTAAATATTTAATCCTGTATAACATCACAACAAAGGTTCCGTTTTGTGTTTTACGCGCAATCGGAGAGGTAAACTTTGATAACGCGCAGGAGGCCGTAACGCTTAACGGCGGTCACACCGAGGCGCCGTATGACGTTGAGTACGGACAGCCTGATCCGACGTTAACCTGTACGGTCCGTGAATATCCTGCAGAACTGTTTAAGGCGTTTGAAAAGTACACGATCACGGAAAATAGCGCAGAGACAGGTGGGGCATTGGATGCAAGCCCAACAAACGGACAGGGAACAAGCGTTATTAACGCGACAAACGGGATCGCAACGGTAGCGATCACGACTGCCGCTGACCTTATTTTCGGTCGATATATCCTAAAAGCAACCGCGGCGCAAGAGCTTGATCTTTACGTTGCCGGGCTTGAGGATTCTTTCGAGGATATCGAGGGTAAAGTAAATTCAACGAGCATTGAAACAACCACAGCCGGAACTGTTGCAATTGCAAACACCGGAATTTCTCTGACCGTTGTTGGAACGCCAAATTACACCATCGGAGATACAGCATACGTTGATATCCGACCGATAAACACCGGATCAACAAAGGTTGTTGTTGGTGCAGGGACAACTCCATCGAATTTCGGCGTCCGGTGCGTGTTCCCGAGGAAGACAGACGGTGTTCTGCATTACATTGATCTGTTCAACGTATCAGGCCGCGGTATGCCGTGGCGTGGTGTTTCGCGCGAATTTTCAGAGTTTGAGATTAATCTTAAGCCACTTGCAAGGTCATCGGATGGCGCGGTTTATGAAATGGTTCGCGTCTTAGGATCATAACAGGATAAAAATAATCTGGTGGGATAACGGTGGATGTTTCCTGTCATTTGCCGCCCACCAAAATAAAACAGGAGAGGTTTAATATGGTTAAAATTAAAGGAAAAGAGTATCGGTTAAAATTTACAATAGGATTTTGGAAAAAAATCAAAGAAGATTGTGGCGTTATCCAGGAAAACATGGAAAAGCGTCTTAACGAAGATTTCGGGAATGTGGCATCAAAGATAGTTTATTACGGAATTTATTATGGCTTGCCAAACAAGCCGGAGAACATAAACGAGATGGAAGTTTCGCTCAATGACATTGAAAGCGATCTTGATAGGAGTGTTGTTGACGATATTGAGCAGGCCCTGATTGATGGAATGACAGAGGCCGAGAAGAGAGCGGTTGAACTTGTGAAAAAGAAACGTGACAAGCAGTACGCTGACATAGAAAAAGAGATTGAAGGTAAAAAAAAAGAATAACGTTTGATGAGTACAGGTTTTCTATCGAGGCAACGCTCATATTTAATAGTGGTTTTTCGTTGACAGAAATTTACGGACTTACATATAAGGAGGCCGAAAAATACTATGATTTCTTTTGCCGCAAAGAAGATGAAAAAAATCGGATGAATTTTCATTTGTTACTAACCGCTGGTCGAGGGAAAAAGGAAGATGTGAAGCGGACATATCGCATGTTTGAAAACGAAGAGCAGGAAAACGATATTGAAGATCAATTCCAAGGAGTAAACTTTGGCTAATAAAATTGAGTTTAAGGTATTCGGGGACGCAAAAGAGCTCTCTAAGGGTCTATCCTCAGCTAAAAAACAATTTGATTCACTTAAAAGAAACGCTGGTCTTGCATTTATAGGGTTGACAGCTTCGATTGTTGGGTTTACGGAAGCCGCACGAAAGCAACAACTCGCCGTTAATCAGCTTAACCAGGCCCTCCAAAATACAGGAAACTATTCAGATAGAGCAAGCAGAGATTTACAGAAATACGCCAAGAGCCTTCAAGACGTGACTTTGTTCGGAGATGAAACAATACTCACCGCACAGTCTCTGATTGCGTCTTTTGGATTCGAAGGAGAAACCCTAAAAGCATTGACCACGGCGACACTTGACCTGGCACAGGCCAAAGGAATGGATTTAGTTGCCGCGGCAGACCTAGTGTCCAAGGCCGTTGGTTCTTCGACAAATGCTCTTAGTAGGTACGGGGTCCAGGTGACAGGCGTCGCCGGAAGCACAGCAAGGGCAGAGTCGGCTGTGCAGAATATTACAAAGCTGTTCGGAGGACAGGCGAAAGTGGCCGCTGAAGGGCTTGGAGTCAATGTCCAGTTTAAAAATACGATGGGAGATTTAGCTGAAACGATAGGATTTGCGCTTGCTCCAACAGTTATAAAACTCACGTCTGCAATGAAAGAATTTATTGAAACGGCTGATCAGAACCCGAAGTTAATAAAACTCGGAGCCGGGTTTCTGCTGATTGGAACGGCTATCGCCGGAACATTGGCGGCTATAGGGTTTCTTGGAAGTGGGATAATATCTGCCATAGGGCTTTTTGGAAGTCTTGGGGCGGCCATTACGCCTGTACTCGCAACCGTAACATCACTTACCGTCGCATTACCTGCGCTTGGGATTGCCGGGGCTACGGCGTTAGGATTGTGGATTGCAAAACAGGAAGCCGTGACTAAATGGTTTGACGATATAACAAGGAAATTTGATTTATTCGGTGTGCGGACAAGAGAAGCACAGTTGCAAGAGGCTGATCTTGCCAACAAGTTAGCAGTTGCCAGAAAGAAGGCATACGATGAACTAAACGCTGAAAAGAATAAGAGTCTACAAGAAGAAGCCGCAATGCAAGCCGAACACGAAGAAAAGATTCGTGCGCTTCAACAAGAAACGAAGGATTTCATAAAAAATAATGAGTCAGAGCTTAAAGAACTCTCTATGACAAGAACGCAAGAAGAGCTTGAAGCTTTGAAGGAAAAGTGGGCGGCTGAACGGGATGGGTTAGTAGAGCACCTTGATTTAAAACTTCAAATATTATCCGAGGCCGGAATAAATGAAAGCAACCAGGTTAAAGAAATTGAAGAGAAGAAAGCTGAGATAATAGAAAGATATAATAAATTAATCCAGAAATCAGAAAAAAAGACAACCGATGCAAAAGAAAAAAGCTTACAAGATAGAGTTGATTCTGTTGCCGATTATTCATCTCAAACAATAGGGATATTGCGTCAGGCCGGCGTACAGACAAAAGCGCTTGAGATCACGAATGCAGTGATTCAGCAAGGCGGCGCCATTATGAAGGCTTGGAATTCCGCACCATTCCCAGCAAATCTTCCGGCGGTAGCGTTAACAACCGCCCAGACAGGGCTTATTTTATCGCAAATATCAAAGGCTTCATACGCTACAGGAACGCCAAATATACCATATGATATGGATGCAACAGTCCACAAGGGAGAAACTATCATCCCGAAAACTTTTGCTGAGGGAATCCGCGAAGGGGATTTAACGTTGTCCGGGGGAGGCAACCGGCCAGGCGGGTTAAACTTAAATTTTGATGGTGCGACATTCGTTGGCGTAACGGAAGATATCGTTGATCAAATATTCACAAAGGCAAGCGAAATGACAAAAAATAGAACACTAGTCGCGGGGGTTGCATAATGTCAAAAGGATTCCGTTTCTTTGGCACAGATCACAATAATTTGTCATTCGATAACACGGTTACTGTGTCAAGTCGTGACGGAAACAAAGATTTTATGTTTGATAATTTGATATATACAAGGTGGATATCTAACGGTGAGGATTCAGATGGTGATTCTGTTTCCGTTGAGGTCGACTACGGAACGAACAGAACCTTTGACAGCTTTTATGTTTACAATACAAACATAGACGATATCGGCATTGATTACTGGAATGGCTCGTCTTGGGTCGCGGTTTCCGGGTTGACTAAAAGCGATGATGGAAGGTATGTTTTCGGGCACTTGTCATCATCCGTTACAGCGACGAAGGTTAGAATAACAGGCTCGAATACGATTACAGCAGATCAGGAGAAATCTGTAACTTTATTTTACACGTTTCTTGAAATAGGCCAGTTTGAATATTTTCCTGATGCAAAATATAAAAACAATAATAAGCAAGACATTAAAAAACTCGACGACGGAAGAAATTTTATCATTGAGCGAGGCGGCGCGTTCGAGGAAGAATTAAGGTTTAAATCGCACGTTAACCAAAACGATATTGATTTAATGCGGACACTAATTGACAGAAAAGAACCGTTTTATGTCTGGCCATGCGGAGGAGATACGAGTATATTCACATACTCGTTTAAGCCATATCGGTTTCAGGATATTTTTAAGGTCGCAATCGTTGGTTCGGATCAAGGGGAGTATACGAAAAATTATTACCATGCCGGATATAATGATAAAATTAAAATGATAGAGGTTGCATGACATTAACTTATCAGCAAATTTATGAGAGATATTCACAGGTTGAGTTTCGCAGAAGGCTCTA